TTGAAGATACTGTATCTAAATAACCAAGTTCAGTTGCAGTAACATCTGAAACAGCTACTTTACCTGAACCATCAGATGCTAAAGCTCTATTTACAGTTAAGTTGTCAGTAGCGATTGTAGTTGCACCACCAGTTATAGTAGCTTGTTTAGCATCAAATTGTGTTTGTATTGCAGATGAGACTCCATTTAAATAATTAAATTCTGTATTAGTAATTACACCTGTTCCTAATTTAGTAGCGTCAATATTTGCGTCAGTTGCAACTTGTGCATTTGAAATTAATTCAGTTGGTAAAGAGTTATTTGTTTTAGATAAAATACCTATAAAAATATTTGTAATAGCTTCATTAGATAATGAACCGCTATCCCAAGTTATGTTAACTGTTGTGTTTGTAGAAAAAGAAGAAGAACTTATTGTTCCATAAATTGTTCCAGGAGTAGAAGCTATAACTTTAATTCTACGACCTGCATGATAAACTGAAGTTACGTTTGCACCATTAATTGTAAAAGCAGTTCCTGATACATAAGCAGAAGTATAAGCACCACTACCATCTCCGTATTCAATCCATTGTGCATCATTAAACCAGTCTCTAGTATTTTTCATTAATGCTCTAATGGCATTATTTAAATTTGAAGGAAGCATACCTTCAGCAACAGAAATAGTATTTAATGAAGTGTTACTAGCTTGTGTTGTTGAATAATCTTTTATATTTGTTGCCATTTAATCTCCTATAAACCAAGCAAATGCTTTGTTATTTTCTACATTTTTTTCATTAACCAATACATTAACAGCTTCTTCTACTTGTCTTTGAAAAAATTCTTGCGTATCTAAACTATATCTTACGTTATCTGTATCAGTTTTATCGGTCATCTTCCACCTGCTCTTGATGCAGTAAAATCTACACCTTGTGCATGATCCCAAACTGTACCAGCATCAATTTTAACATTAGCTCTAATATATCTTCCTGAACTTCTTACTGGAACATTACCACTTGTAACCATAGAACTGTAAGAAGATGTTACAGGATTATCTGCTAATCTTTCTCTTGTTGTAATTGCAACAGAGGCTTGTGCGTCAACAATCGGTCTCACTTCTGTAATATCACTTCTTAAACCTGGAAACAACTCTAATTCTGTAGTTTGTAATTCTACTTCTCCAGGATCACCTGAAAATATAGCTGCTTTATAATCTGAATTTATAGCACCTAAATATAATTGTCCACCACTCCAAAAAGGAGTATCTAAAGAAATATTAATATTTTCTAAGTTTTCTGAAATTAAATCCATTTGTTCCACAGTATAAGCACCAACGAATTGAGTAAAAATAGTAGAAGCATTAACAAAAGCTAATGACCATTTTTCAGTTACATAATTGTAAATAATAGCTTTATCACAAATACCTGTGGTGTTACCTGTATTAGAAGCACCAGGATATAACCATATTGCTAATTGATTAAATGGGTCAACAGCAGCTACAATTCTATCTGTAAATGCTTTATTTAAATCTATATCAAAAAATCTATTTACTTTTTCTGCACCAATAGGTTTTACTTGATCGCCATTAATTTCAAAAAAACCATCATCAGAATAAAAGAAAGCTCTCCTATTATCTTGGCAAACTGTCTTTCCATAAACTGCACCTCTATTAGGTGAAATTACAGAAAATCTAAATACTGTTGAACCACCCACATAATCCATTCTAACTATTTCGTTTTGTCTAAATACATAACCATACTCACCTGAAGTTATAGCTACAATTTGTCCGCCTGAACCTGGTAAGTCTTGAAAGTCTGCTTGTTTAGTTCCAAATTCCCAAGTTGTTATATCGTTAATTCCACACCATTGAACTCTGTTTCTGTTTGATGTTTGATTACCAGTTACTAAAAAATCTCTAATAACTCCTGAGGTTCTAAATGTTGGCACAGTACCTGAAGTTTTAATAGCAGACAAGTTAGCAAAATTAGTTGACGTACCCATTAAATAATATTGAGGTGTATCAACACCATTACTTACAATTAAATAATCTCCAAATTGAGTAAAGGTAAAAAAATCTGTAGCAGTACCAGTTAAACTTGCTTTTCTTGAAGTAAACTCACCAGCAGTTAATTGAAAAATATCTGTTTGTGTTGCAGCAAAGTTAAAACTTACATTTGCTGTTGATCTAAAAGAACCAGCTCCTTTAGAATCAGCACCTAAATTATTTGATGAATAGGTTACTAATGATGGAAAAGGTTTATAAGAATTTGCAGCGTAATAAACGTTTGTGGCAGTATTAGATCCTGGATTTAAATGAGGAGGAAAATCAGGAAGCCATTCTCCAAAAGGTACTTGCATCTATACTCCTACTTTTTTTAATGCTTTTTTATGTGCTTTAGTAAAACTAACTCCTGACATCATATCTTTAACCATTTGGTTCATGTGTTTTTTTGTATGATGAGAAGAATGTTTTTTTAACATTTGTTTTTGTTTTTTATTTATCATTAATAATTATCCGTTATTATTATTTGTTGGAAGATAGTTTTCAGAAAAAGCAGCTTGAACTGTAACGTCTCCCCTTATTTGTAAAGGAGAACCACTAAACTGATCTTCTCTGTCATTTCTTTCTAATCTTTCTAAAGCAGTAGTATATAATTGTTGCCATTGTTGTACTCTTTGAGGGTCTATTCCACCTAAGAAATTAGAAGCATGATACAATGAACCATATAAATAAATAGATGGATGATTTGTTAAAATATAATTAGTTGTATTAGAATCTGATAAAGCGGAAAATTGTTGGTAATAATTAAGTACGGCAGAATAATTGGAATCAGGACTAGGTGAAAATCTAAATGTATCTCCAAGTATAGTATAAACTTTTGGCATACCACTTGTATTAGTTCCTCTTATTTGATCCATTTGTGGTGGAGTCATATAAGTCATAGCATATTTTTGACTACCTGAAAGAATATAAAAATCTCTAACTTGTAAGAAATCAGATGGTAAATCAGTAGTCTCTGTGCCTGATGTAAGAGTTAAAGTAGATTGTGCTATTTGTTTTCTAATTCTTAACTTAGAATTAAAATCTTTTTCAGCAAGAACTATAAAATCATTAGCTATCTCAGTTGTTAAATCTGATCGGTTTAACCAATTAGCTAAAGATGATTGTAATTCTGAATAATTTGCTAAAGCCATTAAATTTTTCCTTGTGATGTTCTAAAATATTTAAACTCACTACTATTTAGTTTAAGTTTAAGTATTTTACTTTGTGTTTCTTTTGGTAACTTCCACCAATTACCTTTTGTAGAAGGATCAAATTCTGAAGCCCAAACTTGTAAAGCTCCCAAAGGAATTGAAGCCACTCTTTTTAAATCTCTTGATTTAGAGTACCCATCATTAAAATTTAATAATTCCTTATTATGTTTTAAATGTGAATCAATATTTGTTTCTTCTTTAACAATTACTTTTTCTTCTTTTTCGTCTAAATTATAAGTAGTTGTTTGTAATCCGTCCTTAACAATATCCTTCATCCTTGACCTTTATTTTTTTTTCTACTTGTTGTTCTTTTATTAAAACTTTTAGCATGACGACTAGGTCTTTTTCTTGGTTTGTTTTTAACATAAACACTTACACCATATAAGCCTTTTTTTTTAGCCATTAGCCACTTAGTTCAGTAATAGAAATTTCAGCAGTTCCAATATAAGCAACTTTTTCACCTGGAGTAACTTTAAAAATTTCAGGTTGATCAGCAGGTATAAAGATTGTTGAAGAACCAGCGGTAGCTACAGCAGTTGGGTTTATTCCAAATAAAATATAAACATCAGCAGTAGCTGCTATTCTTACATATTGAGTTTGTGATCCAAAAGCAGCAGATTGTGCGCTTGTTCCTCCACTTGTTTTTCCTTGTTGTGTCGTAGGTCTTAGTCCGTAATTAAAACTCATTTTTTTCTCCTTGTTTATTTATGGGGGAACTTCCGCTAGGCATGAACCCCCAATTAATTATTATCTTCTTATAACAAATGTTACAAGAACCTTCTTAGTTCCAGTAGAAGCACCATTAGTTATCATTTCAATAGTACCATCTTCTGAAACTACGTTTAAAGCAGTCGGAGCAGATGAATCTACAGTACCAGCAGCTGAACCTGAGTGAGCAATTGTAATTCCTGAACCTGTCATAACAGTTCCACCAATTTCAAAAGTAAGTCCAGCATTTACACTTGTTATCGCACCTTGTAGAGCAGTTATAATTTTTATAACTTTTCCACCATCAGGTATTGCTACAAATGTAGATGAAGCTGTACTAACATCTTCAATTTCAGCTGTTAAAAAGTAATCGTTTAATGTTCTCATTTTTTTTCCTTTGTTTTGTCGTTCCGTCTATAATCTTATTAAGACTTCAACTTGATTAAGTGAGGAGGTGTAGTTTTTTTTAAGATTACACCTCCAACACAATTATATTGCTTATGAAGTAGTTAAATCTGTAACCAATCCACTTGCAGCTTCGTTTCTTGACTCAAGAGTGTACTCAACTACCATGAATCTCTGATCTGCATCAGCAGTTTGAGCAGGATTCTGTAGAGAGAAGTCTCTTAAGAAAGATACTGAGAACATATCCATCTCTAATACTAGAGCGTCTTGTCCTATTTTAGCAGCAGTTCCATTAGCACCTCTAATGAATCTATTGGGAGCTACTTGCATAGTTCCGAAATCTGATTCATAAACATCAATAGAAGTTATTAATCTTCTATCTTCAGCTGCATCAAATCTAGTAGATCCACCAGTAAATCCTGATAGTGCTTGTTTGTTAAAAGCATTTACCATTATCATATTTGGGTTTCCACCTGAATTGAAACAATCAACTAGAACATCTTTTAAAAGAGTTTCTGTGAAAGCTCTTTGTGTTCCATCAGTTCTGATAGCACCGCCACCAGCACCTGATCCACCTGCACCAGCAGATACGTTAGTTGAAATCCATGTTTGAACTCCACCTAATTTTCTTGTTGGAGCACCAGAATTACCAGCTGCAGCAGCTACGTTAGATAAAAGAGCAGTTTCCATATCTCTTTTTAATTCTTTTGCAGATTTTGCTACTTGATAAGCTAATTCAGAATTTCTACCAGCAGCTACAGTTGCTTCGTTTGTTCCTGATAACTGAACAGACTTAGAACTGATCTGAGTGTAGTTTCCTAATTTAACTGTTGGGTCAATTGTAGGGTACGTTATTGTTGCACCTTCGGCTTGAGCATTTGCTGCTACTGCAGATAAAGCATCTGTTTGCCATTGGTGTAGTGTGTTTGTCGCTTTTGTTTTACCAACGCCTGACATAAAAGGAGTTTCTGTAGGTGATATATTGTAAATAATATCAGCTAAGTCTTCTCTTATACCAACTGTTGTATATGTTGCGTATGTTGCCATGTTATTTTCTCCGTTAGGTTATTAGTTTATAAATAACGCAATAACAAATCGGTTGCGTCTTTAGTGCTTCCTGATTTCTTAAGCGTCTTAATTTTACCCAACCTTGCTTGACTATTCTCATCTGCTTTTGTTGCCTTAACGCCTGATCTTACAACTCTTGATGGCTTCTCTCTCTTGTTAACTAAGGTTGGTTTCAACCTTTTGTTATCTTGAAATTTCATTCCATCAACGATCACATCAAACATTCTTGAATCATAAACTTCAGAAACGTCTCTATTAGAGAAACCTTTTTTAAGTAAATAATTTACCATGTTTGTTCTTAAAGAATTTCCTTTTACAGGATCAGACAAATCAGGAAACTTTACAGCTACCTTTTTTTGTTCTTCCTTTAAGACTTCCTGAAACTGAGCTTGTTGATGATTTCGTAATTTTGTCTGAGCTTGAGAAAGTGTTTCTCTCCGTCTTCTAATTTTACGATCTATCCTAGCTGCTTCAGTTGGATCTTCTTCCCAAAGTGCATCTAATTCTTTTGCATTTAGGTCGTTGTTCACTTCTGCATTCAAAGTCAACGTAAGCGAATTTAAATCTTCTAGCTTAGTTGTGTATTGTTTTGCTAGACGATCTTTTTCAGTTAAAATATCTCTTTTCTCTTGAGCTACTTCTTCTGTTTTTCGTCTGTAATCTGCATCTTTCTGATAACCTGCTTTTAATTCTTCAAGGTCAACTTCAATCACTTCACCATTAATTTTTACTTGGTGGTAATCGGTTGTTTGTTCTTCAATAGCATTTTCTTCTGATACGTCTTCTTCATCTATAGATTCTTGAACTTTATCTTCAAGATTATCTTCAGGTTTTTGTTTTACCTCTTGAGTATCTTCAGTTGCTTTCGCTTCTTCAGGTTCTTTTGGTTCAACTGGTGCTGCTTCCTTTTGAGGTTTGATAGTTGCCGTTTTAGGGTCTAGTAATCCCTCAATGGATTTTGCCGCACTT